CCCGGTGGTAGCAGTCATCGCCTAGCACACTCTCGTACATAACAGGAAAGCCAAATTCGACACAAAACGCCGACATAAAGCAAAGAAACTGGTAGTTACCCAGTATCAATTATCCTAGAACTCGAGAGTTAGTCTCATCTCCCTCTGTCGCGTTACCGATTCAGAGGGGGGTAATCAGTCACCTTCAGGGTAGACTGGGAAGTTAAGACGGTGCCGATCATCCAAAACCGAGCACCCATGATCCCAAACATTGTGTATGTTGTCTCAAAGAAAGCATTTTAGTCAATTCCTTTGAGTGCTTGGGTTGGTTTCACAAAACCAATAAAACCAGATGACTAAGCATCTAACTAGGTGATTTAAAACCTATGTGACCGCTATCCCTACTAAGCGACTTACCCGACAGTCACTATGGGTGAAGAGCAAGATTTCTCTTCCTTGTAAGTCGGAACCCACAGCCCCCGAAATGACAAGATCAATCTCAGGGGCACCGCCAAAGGCGGGAAAATTAGTTTTACGTCTTCACGGACGGAGTTGATTGAATCAAAACCAGGCAGACTTTGACCCAGGGCTCTGTATGGGTTGAGTCAATGTGGTGTGACTAGATGGCAACCTAGGGGAAAATGTCTTAACGTCATCATCCCTAGATTTATGGACAACAACTGGAGTATCGTCATCATCTGGCACTTTCACCAAAAGGGCCTTAAACATCTTCCCTAGTTCGCTCACTTGGGTTTTCAAGGTAGCCATATCATCATCCTTTAACCTTACAACATTGGAGATGGAGGCAGGAACCTGTATCACCCAAAAGTCTAGGGTACCTGCAGATTGAATTGGTATAGAATAAGTTATCCCACCAGAAGGGCTACCATCACACACAACAAGAGCGGCTAAAATAGAGGTTGTGTTGCCACCTTGAAAGGCCCCAGTTACTGACACCGTATTATCCTTCCACATATTGGAAAGAATCTGAGTGTGTGAAGTGTCATATGAGGCCAAAACACAATCGGCTCCGGTACCAGTTGCGGAGAACAAGACCATAAAGTTACCAGGGTTAGCCCACCAGAACCTCTGTGTGGACCCAGAGATTGATGTGTTTATCTGAATGTTGCTACCGGTCTTTATAGTCCCAGTGTTGCTAGTCCCCACCGGGTTGGTAGCACTGGCAGTACCATATGGATATTCAGTCACATGAGAAGCATTTAGATTTGCCCCAATACGTGCAAGTTCCCTAGGCCTAATCAAATCAAATTCATACTCAACATACAACTCTCCTATTTCTAAGTTGGCGGCAGCGAAGGGCATACCACTAGCAGCCAACTGAAACAGGCCCATATCATAAAACTTGGCTGGTTGGTCTATAGGGGCCGGGGTATTACCGGATGAATTTACAAAATATTCATTCAATGGCATATACGCACCACCCCTTCTATTTTTTACTTTAGAAAGTGGGGAAAGGGCATCATGTGTCATAGATGAGAATGGAGCTGTCCTGTCGGACCCAATATAGTTCTCCATAGGGGTAGCAGCATTAAATGGGGGGTCATCAGGATCGGCATTGGTAGCCATTATGACTTTCCCAGCCGAAACAGCAGTGCCCGACGCCGTGTACTCTTCGGACACGTAATGGAATCTAAGGAACCTACACCTAAATTGTTCATAGACAGCTGCTATTTGGCTAAAAATGGGGAAAAGAAGAGAATTGCCGGGATTAAGATAATAATTAAAAGTGTTTGAGAAAGCACCCGGGCTGGAAAAGGAGAGATCAGTGACTTTTTCCATTCTACGTGGAAAACGGTCAATTATCATTGAATTATTATGCATCTGCAACGCTTTATTTAACCCATCAGTGACAACCATCTGTTGGAAAGTGTGCTTGGCAGAGCGTAAAGCGTTGGTGGCTCTCCCACGCTTAGCCGCTTTACTTAATTTTGGACCTATAAAGGTCTTCGTGACCGACTTGGACTTGTTTTTTGTCTTAGTTTTGTTCAAATGCAATGGTTGAACGGTCACAGTTTTAGTTCTAGAAGAACGAGTGAATTTCCCTTTAGAAGACATATAAGGGAGAAGGAATGGGGGGGGGTGTGAGGGATCAAAACGAAAAGGAGTGGAGGAATTGTCTCGTAATACGAATACAGCAGACAATGGTTGGAGTGGGGTAGCCCTCCCAACTGAGGGACTGTTCATCATGTGAAACCATAGAGAACCCAGCACTTGGGATTACAATGGATGAGCCGTGCAGTCTCTAGACGTTTTGGTTAGTACGAAAATTTTACGCTTAAAGCAACGTTTTGGTCAATTACAACACACAACACCCTATAAAAATATTTAATTACTCATTGACAATTATTAAATTCAATGACGCTTGGTGGCAATGCAAGAAAGGAGCCGAGTAACCGTTTATCTTCCGATTAATTATGGACGGAGGCGACGGAAAACGCCAGTCCATTTCGATGGGATGTACCCATCACAGGCCAAAACACCCCTTCCCCCAAAAGAAGGTTGGCCCGTCAGTCCCAAAATCCCCGTACCTGGAAAAGCAGAAGGGTAAAACTTCCCGCAAACCACCAGGGAATTTTCTATCCAGTTCTACCAATCCGTCAGGTGACAGACGGACGGGTTTTGAATTCCACACATCCCAATCAGCCACCCTATTTTTTACGGCGGCATATGCTTTCATCCACGTTTTTGACACGGAGAAAGTAGACGCTATGTGTTTTAACTCCCTAGCAAACTGGGGCCAAACACACATAGAATTATAAACGGACTTTGCAGCCCCTTTAATCATCTCCACATAGCTCATATGTGGTGGTAAAGTGTGGAAAGTGCCAAATTTCATTAGCACTCTGACGGGGTTTGGTACGAGAACCGTACCCCTTATGGTGGGAAGGAAATAAGCAGAGCAAAATCCAACATGATGCAGCTTATCCCTTTTAATAGTCTCAGCTTTAAACCCAAAGCGAGACATAGATTGCTTGAAATCAGTAGGTCTACGACAGTTAATGACGCTGTCATCTCCCATAACCAGTATACGAAACTCCTTCAAGGCTTCGTCTAAATTGAGGCTATGTTCAAACTGATAAATGTATAAATGGATAAAACCATTTAATAGACTATTGGCAAGAGAGGTCCACGGAACCCCTGACTTCATACCGCCAGGTGTTTTGACCTTAATACCGTGGTTGGTCCTACCAATGGTTTTGATACTCTTTTTCATGTATGCTACAACCCTAGGGGGGGCTCCCATGAACTTGGCCATATCGGCAAAGAGTGACAATAACTCTGCACAGACACTAGAATCCCACTTGGATACGTCATCCTCGTACCAAAGTCCGAAGTCCTTATAATCCGCCCACTGACCATTACGCTCACCGGTCATGCCTCCAGCGTACACTATGGGAGAGCCTATTCCCCACCTACGTTTTAGGGACTCAGTTGCATTTTTGACCCAGGCAGCCGTCTCAACGACCAACCTAGGCCTACAACCAAATATGGCTCGGGCGGACTTTTGTTTTAGCCCAGCAGGAGTTTTGTAAAGAAGATTCTCAATCTTAAGATGTATTTTTGATTTGCTTTCCTTGAGCAACTCAGCGCACGGAACCCAACGCCTCCTGTGCTGACCGGAAGCC